ATTTTTTCCATACGAGCATCAACTCTATCAAACCTTGCACTGATTTCATCATGTCTTTCACGTGAAATTGCCACATGAAATTCTAAACTTTCTGATTCAATATCTTTGGTTAACTGAGATTTTGGTTCAGATTTGGGTGCTGGTTTGTTTTCCATTTTCAATGCTCCTTTGTAATATATGTATTTATATTATTACCCAATGTATTTATAGTATCATTAAAAAGGATGATTTTGTCTAATCTTTGCTGTAGCACACCCACTGGATTATCGCCTTGTTTGAACAAATTTTCTTGTTCAACACCAAATTTAAATGAATATAAACTGTCTTTAAATGCAGGTTTTGTAAAAAAAAGTATTTTGCCATATATAGAAATCAACTGCTTGATATGATCAAAATCTTTTTCAGACAACTGGTCTGTTTTGTCATTGTTGTATGACAATGGAATTTTAGTAGACAACTTGTAAATTTCTAAAGTTTCTGCTATTTTGATATATGTTTGTTTGTTCTGATTATAGGTATACATTAAACTGCACCAGGTGCCACACTTTTTCTTAATTTTAACTGTTTACGAGGTTCATTAACTAAACGTCTTTCTTTAAACATATCTTGTAAAGGTCTGTAAAGCTCACTTCTTGGTACATAATTTCTGATTTGATGTAATACTAAATTGACAATATTTGCTTTGTCTTTTATTTTGAGAAAATCGTACATTGATAATTCTCTTCTAATTTTTTTAGACTGTGCTAATGACACGTTAAACTGCTTTTCTAATTTCAAAAGCAATCTATTTGCTAATGAATTATCTACTTCTGTCATTTCAAGATAATTTAAAAAGTTTAAAAGAAAAAACTTGTTGTTAGATAATCTTTCAACATATGAGTCACTTGCACTTTTGTTTTTGAATTGTATAATACTTCCTGATCCAATTAAACTGTGAATCAGCAAATATAAATCTGTGCCATTTGTTCTAAAATAATCAAAATCACCATAACTCATAGTTCTTGTTGCATATTCTCTAGCTATTTTTTTATATTTAAATTCGTTCTTTAATGTTGTCAGTGCTAGACAATAAACATAAATTATTTCTCCAACTTCTTTGGCTGTGTAATTACCAACATCTTGTCGGGATCTAAAAGCTCTGCTTTCAGTTAAATCATTAACCAACTGTAAATTTTCTTTTGCAAAATTTTTTCTTGAAAAATCTAATCTGTCTACAACCTTCACAGCATTACCAATGTGATCAACTGCAACAAAACCTTCTTGATCTCTAACTTTATATGTGTCGCCTTCTTGATCAAATGCATCAATTGATTTGATGTTTCTTAGTTTTTGGTACAATGTATTTTTTATACTTGACAGTTTTAACCACAAACTGTACCATGCCTCAATGTTTGCTTTGTTACTGTAATAAACTTTTTTCCAGTTTTCTAATGCTAACAATTTTCTTTGTCCTGCAGGACCTTCTCTACCAGTTTTTAATTTAGCAATTTCTTTTTCAATACGTTGTTCATAATCTTTTGCAAATCCATCAAAAAATTTAGCAGGATCTTGTTCTATTGTTCCTGCTCTTACCATGTTGTTGTGATTTGCATGAATATATTCTTTTAATTTTTTTCCTAATTCAGAAGCATCTAAAAATGAAAATATATTCTGTGATTGTTGTATATATTTTTCAGCATCGTTAATTGCATTTGAAATTGATTGATATTCACCTGTAGTTAAATTCACTATGCCAGTAAAATCTTTGATGTAAGCATCATCAAACCATACTTCTTTTGTTCTTGTCAATGCAGATAAATCAACTTCAAAACTTGCACTCATTGTTTCTAATGAACTGCCTGAATATGATGTATGAAACACAATACCAACATCTGCTTGTTGAATTTCTTGTGCTAGGTTCGAGTTAGTAGGTACTGCATAAGTTATTGTGTTGGGTTTAAATGCAACATATGATTGTCCTTTGTGCTGTATGGTCTTTAAACTGTCAGATGTAAAAAGCAAATCACCTTGTAATACATTTTCAATGCCTAACTTTGATAATCCAATAAATGCTTTTTTTAATTTTAATCGTAAATCTGCTTTATCACCAGGTTCTTTGGCATCTGGATGATTAATATCAATGTCTTTGATACTTTTGTTAAGTTTAGCACCTTTGTTAAAAACTGCTTTTGTACCTACAAAAAATTTACCATCGCTAGGATCTGTACCACAAAACACTGCCGGTGATCCATCCCATTTGAGTGTAACATTATATTTTTTTGGGCTTGACGTTTTGGCTAGATCGGCTAAATTTTTTAAAAATGCAATGGCTTTTTCAGCACCTTGCTTTCCTTGGAACAAAGCAAGATCTTCAAGATGTGTAAGATGAAGATTAGTGTCTTCTGATAAATTAAGTTCATTTGCTTTCATCTGATTCAATTATTTTCTTAATACCACGTTCAAACTTTCTTGGATCTTGTGCTTTAATACTGTTTATTAATCTTTTTACTAAATCATCTGCTGTGGATTCATCATACGATTCATATATCATTTTTGTTAGATTTATTGCTGACGATATCACATGACTGGCTCTTGACTCAAGCAAATTGTGTACATCCGCATGTGGTACTACTCTGCTGATTTCTTCCAGTATAGAACGTGTATTTTTTTTCATCATACAATTATTTATTATCAATCTATAATCATTTTATGATGTTATTCTTCGTTGAATAACTCACTCTGTGATTTCAATAAATCTCTTAAATTTTTTGCATTTTCTGTACGTTCTGCTACAACAACATTTTCAGTTTTGTTAGTTGACACAGTTGAAGTTCTTTTCTTAATTGCTGATGTTAAGGCATCTGCTGTTGTTATTGCCGCTTGATTTACTTCAGCATCTTCATCTAAATCTGTAATTCTTAATGTGTCAATATCAAATCCTAAATCAATTTTTGATCCTATACCACCTGAACTTCTGGTTTTCATTAACTGTATTTGATACCTTCCACGCTCACGCATTGCTCTACTTGTGAAAATACCAATAACATTGTCAGCAGTATTGATTTTACTAATACCTCCTGCAATATGACTTTGATCAAATTCAACTTCTTCAATTGCACCTCTGTTAAGTTGCGATGCAGTGACCAAAACAAACTGATTTTCAACTGCAAAATTACGCAGTTCTTCTGATACAAATTTGTCTTTTAAAAACATATCTGCTGGTGATATCTTTTTACTAATTGGCATCATAAGATCTAAATAGTCAATTAATACAACATCAGGTGCTACACCTTTTTGTATTTGATATTCTTTCAAATATGATCTTAAATCGTTAGTGCTTGACCCACTGCTCATGTATTTTAATTGAAATTTACCAGATTTTTTACTCTGCATTCTGACTTCTAAATCAACATCATCAATCTTTTTGAAAATTTCATTGCTTGGTACTTCTGTGGTCATAGAATCAATTCTCATTGAACTTAATTCTTCACTTAATTCAAATGTAAAATACAACACATTCATTTTTTGCGAAATCCAATTGAGTGCTAAATTCTGTAAAAACAAACTTTTACCAGCACCAGATGATCCTGCAAAGATGTTTAATTCACCTTTGTTAAATCCACCATACAGTTTCTTGTCTAATGCTTTCCAACCTGTACTAATTGTTCCATTGTTATCTTTTAAAGATAATAATCTTGCTTTAGGATTTTCAAAATAATCTGTTCCAAGATCTTTTGTTAATCCAACCCTAACTGCATTTTTAATTTTTTCTTCTACCGGACCATAGTCTCCTTTTTCTAACATGTCAGCACTTTCAATAATGGCTTTTTCAAGTGCTTTGTGTCTACAAAAAGTTTCAAACTCATCCAAGAACCAATCTTTTTGAGATTCATCAATATCTGGTACAAGTTTCAAATCAATTTCACATTTTGCTTTGATTTGATCCACTGTGGGTAATGATTTATACTTTTCAGTGTACTCAACAAACATTGCTGTTGTTTCAACATATTTTTTACTAAAGTATTCAGGTTGAATAATATTACGCACCCTGACAAATAATTCAGGATCTGTGACCATAAATTCTAAAAATAATTTCTGTAAATCGTCTGTGTATACTGTTGCCATATTATTACTATACTATATTAATCTCTATTTCGCAAGTATTTCCAACTATATGGAAATTCTTCATTACAAAACACATCAATTGAATTTGCTATAATTCTTGTTTCTTCTTGCGTGTCTTCTGCACATCTTAATTCACAAACCCTAGCAAATGCATATAAACTACCTGTCCAATACCATTCAGTCATCATGTTTTGTGGCAGTACCATTCTTGCTAATTCTGGAGCAATACCTTTGTCCAACATATCATTGTATGTTGTGTTGGCATTTTTTATTGTATCAGCAATATCATATTCAATTGTTTCATTGCTACTACCTTGTTTTTTATCTTTTGCTCTTTTTCTAAAAAGTGTAGGAATATAATATTCTGGCTCATAATCAACATAACGTCTGCTGATCTCATTCCAACTTAAACCTACTTGATGCTTGACCAACTGCCTAGCAACAAAGATTGGTGCTTTAATCCTAAACTGTACACTGCAATGAGCAAATGGTGACCAATGATTATGTTTGGCTAAAAATGAAATTAATTTTTCATCAGATGCTTCAAACATTTCTTTGTTTTTTCCAAAACTTACCCTTGCGGCATTTACTACAGTTAAGTCACTGCCCATTTTATCAATTAGTTCTACTTCCATTATACTTTCACTTCCTGTAAAATTTTCCACCAATTACTCTGTTTCATCAAAAACCTATCTTGTACCCATTTTTTAGAGCTTGTTCATATCTTTCATCTGCTTCTAATAGTGTACAATCAATAATTTCTTCTGTGCTGTTCCATGTGTAATAATAGGTAACAGTTGCCCATTTTTTTCTTCTGTTTACTTCAAACGCAATACTGTCATCATTATCATTTATAAGAATCTGACTTTTAACTTTTGTTTTTCCTGCCATTAATTCCTCAATAAGTTGATACAATTTTATCTGCAATACCATATTTGACTGCTTCTTTGGCACTTAACCAAACGTCTTCAGCAGGTAGTAATACTTCTCTAATTTTCTTTTCACTTAAACCGGTACACTTTTTGTAATGATCCATCATACGTGCTGTACTTAATTCAAATTCTCTTACTCTTGCAAATAATTCATGTTCTTTACCAGCACTGCCCCAACTGTATTGATGTGATAAAATACTTGTGTTAGGTGTAATGAATCTACGACCTTTAGTTCCTGACATAAAAGTTAATATACCACAACTAGCAATCATTCCTAATCCTATTGTTTTTATAGGTATAGCAGATCCTTTTATTGTATCAATTAGTGCAAATGCTGAATGCACTTGTCCGCCAGGTGAATTAATTACTAGTGTAATTTCTTTTGGTCTTTCTTTTTGTGGTAAAAGGTTTTTTTCAATAATTGTATTAATTACAGGTTTTGTAGTTGTGCTATCAAAGTGATCACTGAAATAAATTATTCCATTTTCATACATCAATTGCCCTGGTTGTAAAGGGGGCATTGGAGGCATCTTTGATTGTGGTTGTGAGCGTTTGCTCTGATCAGACGTATCAATTTTCATTTTTAATTAACTCCTATTTTTTTTAAAACTTGAATTTTTGCATTGTTATTTGTAGCAGATTTAATAATAGTTTGTAAAGTATATAATCTACCATATTTTTGTACTGCTTCTGCTGTGTCTTTGACACCAGATTCCCATTCTGGGTAACTAACTTTCCAGTTATTTTCTGTTGCTATGTCTACTAAATTACCACCAGATTTATCACGATCAGGACAAACTATAACTTGTGATTTAACACTGTTAATCAAATCAATTTGTGCCTGTGTGAGTTTGTTACCCAATGATGATATTCCATTAATTGCCAATGCATCTAATACACCTTCAACTATCACTGTGTAAACTCTGTCTTCAAACAGTTTATCAACATTATACAAATAATTTGGTTGCACAGATGAATAATATTTTGGTACATTTTCAACATCTTTAATAAGTCTTCCTGTGTAACCAACAACTTTACCATTGTAATAAAAAGGAACCAAAAGTCTTTGATTGATTTTCATGTAAGGATCTGGAGACCAATAAAAATTTTTATGAAAGTCTAGTCCTCTGTCCATAATGTATTTGTAAACAAACACAGCATCACTTGGAGGGTTAGACTGCTTTATAACTTGTTCTATTGGCATTGCATCATTTGGTAATTT